ATCCCACGGAGTCCCGTCTGGATTTAAATACCCAAAAGCTCTTGCATGCCATATATCATTTACTGCTGTTGTGGGTTGTTTCGTAAAAGGATTTATCTGAGCTTCATAAATCCCAGTTTTTGGCCCCAATTTAGGAACACCTTCTTCGCTATCAACTCCTTTGTAAAAAGATTTTTCTTGATCAGGCATTCGAGGTGGTTTTGTTTTTAAGCCCGAAGCATATTGCGCTTGTTGGTCTAACGAAAAATTTAAATTAACATTGGGATCTGCTTGAGCACTATATAAAGCGTGAGTAGACGACATTAAGTCACTTCTTGCTTTGTCTCCTCCCGTGACTTCTAAAATACTTTTTTGTGCTCTCTCATACCAATCTTTTCCTTCAACACCTTCCGCAACTAAATCATCAAAAGAAGCTCGTAAGTCTTGTAATTTTTTTGGCGTGTCTATTCCTCTTGGAGCACCAATATATTGACCGTTTTTATCTCTCTTTAGATGTGCTCCTGTTCGACTAACTCTTAAAGCCTCTTCTGGAGTCATGTCTCTTAAATTCACATCTGTAATTGCGGAAACTTTAGCACCCTTTTCAGCTTTTGTAGGGTGCATCTTGTAAACGTCTAACTCTTTTTTAGCTTTGCCTAAATTTTGTTTTAATCCTTTTTTTATAAAGGGAGTTACAGCTAAAGACCCAAACCCCGCAACATCGCCTATTGTAAAATTGTTCAACATTTCCGTTAACTCTTCTGTTGAACCAGGAGCGTTTTCTTTAATCCAAGAAATAGTATCTAAAACTAATTGCCCCGTTCCCTCTGGAGACTTCGTAGCTTGTGCAACTCTATTTGCTAACTCTGCTCCCTGCAACCCAATAGTCTTAGCAAGTTCAACTGCTTCTTCATCATTTAATTGCATTATCTTACCGCCAAACATTAACGAGTTTCCTGGCAATGTTTTAAACGCAAGATTTAATCCTTCGTCAAGCGGAGTTTTTACTTTTTCTTCTTGAAAACTTTTAAGAGAAGCTCCCGCCTCTTCCATTCCTCGACCAACAGCATCTACGTTAACTATTGGCTCTCGACGTTCAATGTTTAAATTGTTAAACGTTTGACGACCTGCATCTGAAGGAGCAATGCCTTGCATCCTACTTCCAACCAACTGATCCAACAACTCTAATCTGTTTTTTTTACGTCGATTTTTATTTAAATCAACATTAGGAATATTCATTCAGCCTACATTCCTTCCGTTTGATTTTGTATTGAATCAGCAGTGCGTTGTGCGTTACTCTGGACTTGCGAAATCAAATCAGGTTGAGTCTGCGACGCTTGAACCGCCTCCGCTCCACCGCCAAGAGTCGTCTCACCTTGTTGCTCTTGCTCCATTGCTTGCTGATGTTGCATAACATGCTGACCGATAGCTTGGTCAATCGTTTGTATCTGTTGTCCCGCTTGAGGGTTCGCAGGGTTCCCAACCATATCAATCGCTTGTGCTTGTTGCATCAACTGAATGTATTGAGGGTGCTCACGATACATGTTGTGAACTTCCATATGTGCAGCATGATCTTGTTGTGGCAAGACTTCTATTCCTTGTCCAACCATCACCCGATCATTCTCATATTGGGCTGCCCGTTGCGCTTCGACATTATCTTGGTCAACCAAAACC